ATGGAAAAAGCAACACAGATTACCGACCAATTGGAAAAGGAAGTCGAAAGCGCATCAAAGAACCCGTTCGCAAGCAAACTCATGTCTCCACTGCGTTTGTTCTTGGTGTGGATGAAACTCAACAATCAACGAATGGCGGATTTAGAGCGCCAATTCAGTGAGCGATTGCAGCATGGCGAGTAAAAACCCCATAAAGGGCTTTATTCGCTGTCATATGCCGGACTGTGGCGCCATCGCCACGGTTCACGCAGTCGGTGAGCACCGAATTTTGACCGAGGGAAATCCCCCTAAAAACAAGCGCAATACAGGCCGACTTTATTACAACTGCCCGTGTTGCGGTTTTCAGCAAGGCAAGGGCGCGACATTCCAAGCGCACATTGAAAGCCAGATGAAATCGACCAAAGCCGAGCTTAAACCGCAGGAAGCCGCACCAGAAAAGGCTGTGCCAAGTCACCCTGTAACTGAAATTAAACCAGAGGTTAAACCGATTGTAACGGCTTCGGAAATGTCGTTAAAGCCAGATACAGCAAGGCTTCGAGCCGCTAAACCTTACATTTATGGATTGCTCGCATTAGTTGGGCTTTTCTTCCTACTCAATAAAAAGGACACACCCGCTAATGGATAAACCAGAAAACCTAGCGCTTGAAGCTGAGCAACAAGCATCAAGCGCGACCACCGACGAACTCGATTACCAAGCGGGCTTCGCAGATTTAGATTCAATGGATTCGGTCGCTCATGGTGAGCCTGAGCAAACCGCCGAACCTGAGCAGGAAGCCGAAACCATGGATAGCGCCGCCGCTGTTGGTATGGTGAGCATGGGCTTGTTCATGTCAGAGCAATACATTTCGGGTGCGGCGGGGGTTGATTTCGAATTTAACCCCGAAGCGAAAGCTAAGTTTCTCGAAGCCAGTGGCCCACTGATTGAGAAATACGGCTTAACATGGCTCAGTTGGTTTGATGCCTACAAAGAAGAAATCTTCTTTGGTGTGGCTGCGTTTGGTTTGGGTTACTCCGGTATTAATACCGTGAAGCGACTGAAAGCTTTACAGGAAAAGGAGGCTGAAAACGATGGCAAAACCCAAGAAGCCGCCGCTTAGATTACCAATGCCCGTAAACAGCAACACCGCCTTAAACGCGGAGCATTGCGTTTACATTGGGACTACGGGCAGCGGAAAAACCACCGCCGTTCGCAAGCTTGGACTTATCCCGAAAAAGAGCCAAGTGGCCTTTTTTGACCCGTACCAAAACTATGCGGGTAAAGTCTTTCAAGGGCAAAAAGTGAAGATGTTCACCGAGTTTGGCGCGTTCGCTCGCGCTTTGGTGGCTGCACGTAACAAGAAAACAGGCTTCAAACTGGCGTTGGTCAAAGAAGCTAACGCAGACAACCTAGAAACGTTCGCGTCTATCGTGTGGAGTTGTGGCGATGGGAGTAAGCCGCCGCTGTATGTTGCTATTGAAGAACTCGCAAGCACCGTTGAAACGACAGGAAAACTGAAAGGCAAATCGGGTGAACTATGGCGTGGTGGTCGCCAGTTTGGATTAATTGTTCATTCGATGTTTCAACGAACGCAAGAAGTACCGAAAACCGTGAGCAGTCAATCGCCGATTTGGTGGGTGGGCGGCTTATCTTCCATGGCCGATGCGACCTATATCGCCAAGCAAAAGGAGCATGACATCAGTGAGTTAGTAGCACTTAAAACCGCTAAAACCAATAACGGGGTGGCTCAATATGTGCTGTTCCGTGATGGTATTGGTAATGTTGAGCGAGGTGAAATCGACTGCAATTCTTAGCTTTAAGCCTAATAGGTTAAACACCAAACCTATTAGGCTCACCCCTCTATTTAATTTCCCTTATCTCATCAACACTAAAATCCGTTTTTAACCCACAACAAACGGATAACTTCCTATGAAATTGAACAAAACCACGCTTGTTCCAATGTTTGCCACGGCCGCAATCACAATTGCACTTTTAACTGTGATTAATAACGTGTCGGCGCTGGGCAGCGTGAAAGACTCAGTAAACGGCAATAAGGGGTGGTTCTAATATGGAAATGATGAACACACCATTTAATCCACGTCCTCGTGAACTCGACCCAGTTGAAGGTGTTAATTGGGGTAACCAAGCAACGCTGCGTGTCGTGACGGGGCCTACTTACCAGAACATTGAACTGGTAACAGACATTACAGACCCTGCCGACATTGAGCGCATCACGCTGAAACTGAACGGTAAAGAAATCATTGGCGTATCTGGTCAAGATTTAGTGGACTTCCAAGAGCACCGCAAACAGTTCACACAGACAGGTCGTTACATCATCCCATTCGCTGATTTAACGCTACGTACCAAAGCGGGCGTTCGTACGGGTGAGCTAGTCACACTGCAGGGTGAAATCTGGATGCTCTACATTCAGCTTAAATCGAAATCAGGTGTCGCGGCTCCAAGCATCAAAGCGCGCGCTCATACAACGGCGGCTCAAACTCGCCGTATTTACTTACCGCGCCTTTACTCACTGACTTGGTACGCGGCGGCGTCCGGTCGCACACCGTTTGATTTTGCCGAGCGTTCACCGTTCCTTTCAATCAAGCGTATTCACTTCAAAGACTCAACCATTGAACGCGTTCGCGTCATGCGTGACGAGCGTGAAGAAATCAACGTGTCAAAAGCGGATAACGCGTATGACTTGGCGGTGGCGGGTCTTGAGCAAAATACGGGTTGGTTCTCTTTGGACTTTATTCGTACGGGTTTCGGTGTTGAGGGGCGTTTGCCAACCAACGCAGCTAACCAACTTCAATTTGAACTTGAGAAATCAAGCGCGGGCAGTGTGCCGGTGATTATCGAAGCCATTGAACAAGTGGGCGAGATTAACCCGCAAGGGGCGTAAATCATGGATTGGTTCTACGATATTTTGGAAACGGGCGGTGAGCTGATTGGCGGTGCTGTCGATACCGTGGGCGAGTTGGCGGGTGGTGTCATTGATTTGAAACTGCAGCAAGAAACGAATCGCGCAACATCGGCAGACCCAAGCACACATCGCGCCGAAGAAAACAACTATCAGCAACCTAATGGCGATGTGGTAACGCCAGTCAACCCGCACTCCAATTACGCGATGTATGCAGCGGTTGGCGGTGGCGTTTTGCTGCTGCTTGGCGCGGTCTACTTAGCCACTAAGAAAGGGGGTTAATGTGCCTTTATTCATTCCAGTCTTGGCGGGTGCGGCGGGCTTATGGGGTGGCTTTGTTATCAGTGATGGTACAAAGCGCCTTTCATGGCTGATTGTTTTAGGTTTAGTGGTGTTCGGATTGTTCAAAATGGGGGTGATTTAGATGTTACCTGGTCTAGGTTCTCTGACGAACAGCGGCTCAATGCCTATTACTGGCGGCGCTGCTACGGCAACCGCCACCAATACCACCAACGCGGGGCAAACTGTTGGCGGGATTAGCATGGGCTCAAGCAATCGAGGCGGTGTGAATCCTTGGGTAATTGGCGGTATTGGCGCGCTGGTCTTGGCTTATGTGGTGCTTAAAAAATGATTGAATTGGTTTCTGATAATCCCAACGCATTAAAGCGTTTGAAAGTCGCGTTCAGAGCGTGCCCGCAAGACTTTGCCAAGTTGCAAAGAGAAGTGAAAGCAGGGCGCGTCAGCGTTTACGAGTTAAGTGGTGATAGTTACCGCGTAACTGTGGCGGGCGAGGTTGACGGTGATTCTTACTTCTTATGGGGCGTATCAGGTCGCGGGGTTGTACCTGCTATGCGTGAACTCTCGAAGTACGTCAAAGAGTCCGGCTTAACGTCTATCAGCGCAGAAACCTATTTTCCATTGGTGGCTAAATTGTGTCGCCGCCTAAGTACCAAAGAACATGAACGCGGGGAAGTCACTCGCATGGAAATGAGGGTTTAGTTATGGGCGGTAAGTCCAAATCAAGCAGTTCAAGTAACACCACCAATGTCACAGGTCAAAATGCCATTAGCGGCGACAACCTTGGGACCGCAATCAGTGGCGTGAACAACTCAACGATTAACGTGGAATCGGTCGACCACGGTGCGGTGCAAGGTGCGTTGAAACTTGGTGAGGAAATTATTTTTTCTGCTGAAAGTATGCATGAAACAAACGCCGAGTATTTAGCAAAACTCAACGGGCAAAGCATGCAATTTGCCAACGCTTCATTGGAAGAATACAGCGCGACCAATAGCGAAAACTTGCAGATGATGGCAGGACTTGCGGGCAATCAAGCCGCGCAGAACTCTGAAAATCTAGGTGCTGTCATGGAGCTTGCAAAGTTCAACCACGACGGCGGGCAAAGTGAACAAAGCGAAATGAACTTGTATTTGATGATGTTCATTGCAGCGGTACTTGGCTTTGTGACCTATAAGGCGGTGCGCTAATGGAGTTTGAATTGATTCAAGGGCAGAAAGTCCCTGTCACGCTGGATTCTGAGTGGATTTTCATTGAGCACGCTACAGGTAAAGTTCAGTTTGAAATTGAAGCAACAGGTCAAATTTTTTCGCTAACTCAAAAGTCACTCTACAAATACACAGGCACTCGATTTGGGCGCATTTTTGTATCTGGCGTTGGTCGTTTGGTGTTCGAGCATGGTGTGGGTACATTCACACCGCCGATTGAGGGGCAAGCTGTCACGGTGAGTACCATGCCAGCGATTCAACTGGCTGAGAATCAACAAATCAAAGCCTTGATTGAGGCTTTGCCGTTAATTGGTTTACAGCCTGACCAGCGCATCCATGTAGACAGCATACCGGAATTGATACTCGCGGCAGGTCAGCGCGTGGCTATTGATTCGATGCCTGTCATGCGTATGGCTTCCAATCAAGTGATTGGCTTTCAAGCCTCCAATCTACTGGCAAGCCAAAAACAGGTCATGCCGTATTCATTGCCTAGAAATAATGACCGCCGCAACTTGGTGCTATCCGCGCCGAAAAGTAATGTCGGGGTGATTGTGGTCAATGGCGGGTATGAATTGGAAGCGGGCGAAAAGCTAGAGCTGGCAACGCGAGAAGCGGTGACCTTTACAGGTGACGCCACCGACCATATCAGCATCATTGAAGTGTGAGATAACCATGAACTCAATTATTAAAAACATGCCGCAAGGCAATGAACGCAACAAAATCGAATACCTCGCTGAAAATATTCATTTGCTCAGTGGCAATTTTCAATTACTCGATGAAACGCAACAAACCATTTTATTGGGGCTTGCGGGCATAGAAACCGCGCCGAAAAATCTACTCACTAATCCTAATTTCTCTATGTCAGGCATGAGTGAGATTGATGCTACGAGCTTTAATATTAGCCAATGGCATGACCAAACCAATGTCGTTCGTGCGGTGCAACCTGTTGGCGCGATGGCCATCGGTGACAGTCGCGGCGGGATTGCGCCATACGGTTGGGGTTTGGAAGTTGCGCCCGCGACTGTTGATGATGGTTATTATTCTTCATCAGTTCGCCAAGGTACAGATTCCACATTCCCTATTGAAAAGGAATACAACGCTGAATGGAAACTCTACGGGCGCAAAGTGAAATTCATTGCGTTCAATGTCTTTTCAGTTGGATTTAGCCAAAGCACCATTGGCATTGGTGCGGGTCGTTACCGTAAATACTCCGCTTATTTATCAGGGCGCTACCACAAGGCGAGCCGATTTGGCGTGTGCAAGCTGAACGCCAACGGTGAATTGGATTCAATCGTGGCTGAAATGCCACTCAACAATGACACTGCAGGCATGAGTTATACCGCGTCTAATGTCTGGCTGCATAACATCGAACTTGAGCAAGGGCATGTCTACGCTTTTTTTGTTGAAGTGAATTACCCGAGCACTAGTGGTCAGCGACTATTTGAACCCTCCGAAGCGGGCGTGTTTGAAAATGATTCTGGTGAAGACATCGAGCCATCAATGACCAGTCAACGAGCCATGACCGTCGCCGCGACTAAATACCAGATTGCTAAACCAACCAGTGCAGAAATGGCCAGTGGATTAACAATGAATGCACCGCCTTATCCATGCCCATTAGGTATAGAAAAGCACCTCATATTTGCCAGTACTAAAACCCAAGGCAAAGAAGTGAATTTGGCTGCTAATGCCCTTATTGCTACGCAGTCGGGTTACGGGCATGACGTGTTGATTTCCGGTGATACGGGCAACCTAAGTCATGGGGATATTCGCGCTCATTATTCAGATACTCCGCTGTATCTGAATTTTTACTAAGGACAGTTTATGCGTTTGTACTTACTCATTTTCATTCTATTTGGAGGGTTCTTATTCGTCATGACTAAGAAAACTATTCGCGGTATTCGTAACAACAATCCCCTGAACATTCGTAAAGGTAACAACTGGCAAGGTGAAAGTTCGGTGTCACGAGATACGGCATTTGAAACATTCAAACACCACAAGTTCGGCTTTCGAGCGGGCGCCAAGGTCATGCGGAATTATCAGCGGTTGTATGGTCTAGATAACCTAGGCGAAATGATTAACCGTTTCGCACCGCCAGTAGAAAACGACACCAAGAACTATGCGCAGTTCGTGGCGAAAAAGGTCGGCGTGGGCGTGAATGAATCCATCAACTTGCAAGACGATGAACTTTTGGCTGATGTGCTCCACGCCATGTCGATTATGGAGGTGGGTCACCATTACTCACGAGCTGACGCCATGCAAGGCGTCAAACTAGCATAAGGAATGCAACATGATATTTGAAAACTCGACCTTTAAAGGTTTGGCATTGTTGGGTTCAGTTGTTGCTGCTGTGACTGGGTATGGTCATTTGTTCAGTGTCGAAGTGACGGAAACAGGCGTTAATTACGGCGGTGCGGTTGGTTTGGCCATTCCTGCGGTGCTTGGCGTATGGGAAGCTTTACCTGACTCATGGAAACCAGAAAAAAGAGCAGGGGATTTGTATGGAAAGCGTGATATTTAGCGCCCTAAGTGACTGGGGTTTTTCACCTCAGTTCTTAGCGTTAGCGGGCTTGATGGTGGTGAACTTGAGAAACCAGAACCACATTATCAAAGAAATCACCAAAGGCATGAGAAACGTATCTGACCGCGTTTTAGTGCTCGAAACCAAACAAAATGAAAGCACTTAACTTGTAAAATGATGTTGATTAAGGGTTAGGGCATGCGAGCCGATTCAAACCCTACCTATTAATAATTTACACAGCATTAATTAGATTGATAAATTACTTGTGTTTATTCACATCCTTGTTAACGAAACAGTGCTCCTTTGCTTGCTGCGCTGGAACCCAAAAGGCGAACTCAATAACTGAGTTCGCCTTTTTTTTTGATATTTGTGCTAGGTCGACGTTTAGTAAATATCAAAAATAGGTAAAATATAATAAATACTTCACACTAGAGCCATCATGTTAGAGCAAATGTTAGGAGCCGCTGTTACGGGTGGTTTGAGTACTTTAGCCAGTAAAATAATTAAGTCATCCGGCGGGGCTATAAGTAAAAAATTAGAACAAACTTTATCTGAAAGGAATTTAAAAACGTTCCGAGAAAGGTCTGAAAGGGTTGGGTATGTTAAAACAATATTAAACCCAGACTCAATAGAGCCTCTAGATAGAATCTTTTTCGAAAACGCGACTCTTTGTGACGGTGATAAAATTGAGACTTTTACTCAATTTAGTCGAAAACATGTATTAGTTGAAGGTGGTCCTGGGCAAGGGAAATCATTACTCCTTAGGCGGGCTTGCATCAATGAAAGTGAAAGCAGCTCTTACATTCCTATCTTTATAGAGTTCAGGAATCTTGCTTACTCTAAATCTCTCAAAATAGAAATTATTGAGGCAATTAATGAGTTAGGGGTTCCGATTGAAACTTCCGTTTTTGATTACATTGCTAAAAAAGGAAATGTAATCTTATTTTTGGATGGTTTTGACGAAATCCCCAATGATAAAAAAAATAAGGCAGCTCGAGACCTTGAAGCGTTAGCCAGAGTCTTCCCAGACTTGCGACTAGTTGTGAGCTCTAGACCAAATGCAGGAATGGGTGGGACTGTTCATTTTTCAAAAGTGAAATTGGACCCAATGACTCTTACGGTTCAAACTGAATTTATTGATCACCTTTACAAAAATTCGAAAGAATCTGAGAATATAAAAAATCTTTTACTTAACAGTCCGTTTTTATCTGAAGTTACAACTTCACCACTCTTGCTAACCTTGTTTTTCATAACTTACAACGCGAGGCAATTTAAACCTGACAGTCTTTCTGAATTCTACAGTCTTATTTTTCCAACCATGCTGTATAGGCACGACAGAATGAAAGTGGGGTTTGAAAGGCATAGACGCTCGGGTCTCACAGACTATCAAATGCAAAAAGTATTCGATAGCTTAAGCTTCCTTTCATTACATGGGAACAATACTCGATTTTCAGCAGGGCAATTCCGTCAATACTTGGAGTCAGCATCAAAGTTAGAAAGGCTCGGCGATAATCTAGAAGATGATTTAATGTGCGACATATCGAGCATCACTGCTTTGATTGTCAGTGATGGATTTGACTATTACTCATACACACATAAAAGTATCCAAGAGTACTTTGCTGCAGTTTTTATACAGCGATTGAATGAAGAAAATAAACAAAAATTTTACAGTAAAGTGGTGCTTGATATAAATGAATTTAGGAAGTGGCAAAACGTACTTAACTTCCTAGGAACAATTGATGAGAGAAACTACACTAAATACTTCCTTATTCCTTACAAGAGAAGTGTACTATCCCTAAACGAGAAAAATAACATTTCAATTAGTTTTAGTTCGCTGTCACGTTTTGTCGGCAGTAACACTAAGGTACTCGTTAATGAAGACGGAAAGTTAGTACAAACATTCTGGGAAGATACTCTCATCAATTCTTTGTACCCTGAATATGCCGAGCATGCTCAAAGTAGTTTAAATGAGTTTATAAGTTCAATTTCACTCGAGATTGCGGAGATGCTTTCTTATTGTGACGAAAGTGATTATGAAAAATTTCAAACTCTAGATAATTGCTTTGCTGTGCAACTTGAATTTCTGATTGGTTACTTGGACAACAAAAAAGATTTATGTGATTTTATTTCAGAGAAATTTGAACAAACACACTTCAAGCGAGATGTGCTTAGGTTAGAGTCTGAACTTGTCCATTCGGATGATATGATGAATGAGATATTGCCATTTTAGAGCAAGATTTGAGATAAAAAGAAAAAGCCCGAGTCTATCGGGCTTTTGTCACTACTTAAACTTATGTTTACTTGGAATCCACGGAGCAGCTTTACTGCGGCGTCCACCTCGAAAAGGCTGCAGGTTCTCTTTAGCGGGTTGCTTGATTGGGTTATCAATGCGGCCGTGCAATTCAACAAGTTGTCGGTATTCATCACGCCAATAAACAAAGACGTCCAATTCCTTAGGGCTGAATTCACGGTCCTCAGGGGTAATCAAAATCCCGCGTTCCTCATGAATACGAAATCCTTTCCAACGAATGTCATTGGGTAAGTAACCAAGTGATTTAATCAAGAGCAGCTTTTCGGCCATTGGATTAACGGGAATTATACCTTTAAGCCAGCGCCGAACGGTTTCATCAGACACATGAAAGTAGTCAGCACCAGATTGAACTGAGTCGAACTGGCGCCAGTAAAGTGTGTTAAATGAATCAAGAAACATTTGAAGTACCTCACAAACTAGACAACTGAATTTATTTATTTTTTTGTGTTTTAGGGCGGTTTTGACATGAATATGAGATGGGAATCACGCCCACATTATGTGGAATCTAGGTCGAAGACGCCCAAAGATACTTATGGCAAAACAATCATTCCAAACGATAATGAATAGTTATCAGTTTAAAAAGAACGTCGTAAATAAATTCGGCTTGCTTATCAATAATTTAAATTCAATGAATCTAAAGTTTTTCGAATGGTTACCAAATGTTAAAACATTTATACTCAGTGCGTATTATGTCTGATTATGTTTAATGGTGCATATCTTATAAATGTAGTGCAACCTCTTGTATTTAGAGGTTTTATCATTGAAGTATCGCGAAATGAGTAAGAATTACATTTTTCGAGAACTGGAATGCCAAATGACCAAGGAAGAGGTCGCCGAATTGTGTTTTAAATCTGTGAGAACTGTCACAGGTTGGGATGAGGGGAATCCTATTCCACCAGAATGTAAAAGGCTTATGAGAATGGCCAAAGGTCGGGAACTTAGCGTTAGTGATGATTGGGAACAGTTCAAAATGTTATACGATAAGATGGAGCTGCCTACAGGCCAAGTAGTGAGGCCACAACAAATCTTAGCAGGGATTGCGCTTTTGGGGATCCAGTCTGAATTAGAGATAAAGACTTCGACACATTTGTTAAGTCTTGCTAGGGCGATTGCGAACATTAAGAAATAGGATTAGAAAAGTATGGTTTTCCCAACGTGAGTTCAAAGCTTGAATAACATTGACTAAAATGATGTGCTTCTTACTGATAAGGTAACTGTGACTAGAACGAAAAATATCCTTGTTTGTTAGAATTACTAGTCCTCCTTTTTGGTCATATCAAGGAGAAAGAAGCCGAACCTTTATCGAGAGGGTTCGGCTTTTTTATAGTGACTGTGTAGTTCTAAACACCATGTTTACTTTAAACTTTTTAGTTCCTTTTCCAATAGTTCAAGGGTTTCATACTGCTTTTCTTGATACTCTTTCAATACATCTTCCATTCCTAGACGGTTGAGGTTTTCTCTTTCAACAGTCCCATCATTTAATGCTGTTTCAAACAGTTTTTCACGATTTTTATATTCATCTAAAACTGCAATCAAAGCTGAAATCCGATTTGATTGCGTTGTTAATATTTTTTGTTGTTCTGCTGTTCTCTTGGTGGAAATTAAAGCAATAATTGAAATTACTATTGCTAGAAGAGGCAAAGCAATGTTGATTAATTCGAATAGTGTCATTTCACTCCAAAAATGCCATGCATTGGTTGTCATGTACTACGTGATTTAATGATGTTTTGGCAAAGCGACAGACCATAAGTAACATAGTCTATTCAATACTAAGAGGGCTATCACAATGTATACGACATCGATAAAAGTTTTACAACAAGCAGTTACTTATAACGGCATAATTCATTTTGAAAATTTAAAGATAAAGTACGAGGTAGGTCCTGATTTAGAATGGATACCACCTTCAAATAATGATGTTCTAAACGCTATAAAAGCTATCCAAGAATTAGTTTCACTCGGGTACTTAAAAAAACTGGGTAAAAACGGAAGTTATGACCACATCTATTCAATAACTCAGAAAGGACGTGAGTACTGGAGTGAGTTAAGTAACATGAATTAAATATTCAAGTATCAACTCTAGTTATATAACAAAAAGACTCAGTTCATTTTAACTTTCGTGTGTCGTTAGAAGTAAAGCTAGCGCGCAAGCTTGCAACTAGAGCAGGGTTATGTGAGTGCTGATATATAGGTCGAATTTACCCCCGTGATACAAAACGAGGGTGAGGGCAATCAATTTCATTTTTCAGCTTTTGGTAAATGTTCTCAGAGTCATAAGTCCAAGAAGCTTTGAAACGGATTAGCTTGTGGTGTCCATCAAGAGCTTCATTAACGTATTTATCGCGCTTTTTTCGGTCAGCTCGTTGATGAGAACGATCATCTAGTTCAATTACGCATATAACTTTGGTGGTGCTATCAGTTACAACGAAGTCCATGCGCTTTGCCCAAGTTCTTGAATTGTTTTTCCATTCTACAGGTTGAATTAATGCCATTAATGAGGTTTGGCAATGAATCATGTAGTCATCAGGTAAGGCTTCTCTTAGGGCGATATAAAAATTACGTTCATTTTTTGAAGTCAGGTACTCCGAACGCTTATGCTCAACCTTGTTCGAAAATACATCGGTTCTATTTCTTGTTATCGACAGCTTTTTTTCAGTTGTACAAGGTATTGGGACATTGTCTGAACGCGGTGGCTGAGGTCGTCGAATTGGTTCAACTTTAGGCTCTACTCGATGTGTGGTGTTTGTCTTGTTGGTCCATGGGTCTTGTTTAGGAGTATCTTCTGTAAGCTTATAGACGACATAGCCGATTGCTAGTAGTCCAATCAATAATGTAAACACAATTCCCCTCCTTAAAATGATCAACAAGTAGCATACTGGTTTCACATCTAAGCGTATAAAGGTTTTGTATCATAGTGTTACCGAAAGCCAATAATTCGATATACGTTATTGGGAATATCTAACGCGCTACGCTTGTTTGCTCCTTTATGCTCTACAAGCAAGCTTATAGCAGCAGAAAGCGAGCTGGATTAAAGAATCGTAGTCTTAATAACGACTTTGAGTTCTTTTTTGATTTGGCTTGTACCCTCAGAGCGGAATAGGCCACCAAGTAGGGGAATATCCATAAGTAAAGGGACGCCTGAAACGGACTTTCGTTCCTCGCTCGATATGAGTCCACCTAGCGCGATTGTTTGTCTATCTCTAACCTTAACAACAGTTTGCAAGGTTCGTTTGTTGGTAATGATATCGGAAGCTATAGCAGAGTTAGTAACAGAGCTAGACTCTTGATTGATGATCAATACAACATCGTCACCAAGGACATGAGGCACAACCTCAAGAGAAACGCCGACGTCTTGACGTTCTATGCGTTGGATAGTGTTGCCACCATCAGTCACTTCGCTTGAGGTAAGAAAAGGGACGTTTTGACCTACCGTAATATAGCCTTTCTCCCTATCCATAATTAGCATGTTAGGTCGTGATAATAGTTCAGTATCTTCACTTGATTGAACGGCCTTGACCAGTGCCGAGAAATCACCACTATCATAGAAAAGTAAGTTATCAACCGCTTTATCAATGGCGATTGGCTGAGTAATGAAACCAGCGTTATCCAGTGCTAATTCCAAGTTAACGCCAAACTCCTCGCTATCATCAATCAGGGTTTCAGTAATGATAGCCTCAATGAAAACTTGCTTTTGAGGTCGGTCTATCCCTGCTATGAGTGCATCAATCTTGGTGATTTGGTCGGGCGCACCAGTCACAATAATAGAGTTGGTCGTAGGAAGAATTTGAACATCATAATTTGAGTTAGATTGCTTCTGTGTCGTTTGCGCTTGCGTTGCTCTCAGCATCGAATTAACAAGCTCAGTGACCTTTGTGTTTCTGACATTTTGGAAACGGTAAAGCTTAACGACTGGCGGTTCTGTAGGTAAAAACGTATCAGTATCAACGGACACGGTATACACACCGTTTGAATACCCGAGTTCGTAACCATGAGAACGCAAAACCGAATCAAAAAAGGACGCATATTCAGATTGTTTAAGCTCAGGGGCGGTAAAACTAACTTTACCCGTCACACCTTGACCAAGTACAACGGTTTGCCCCGTATAGGTAGCAAACCATGATACAAACTCAGCGATTGGAGTGTCGCGAGACTCAAATACAGCCGGAGCAGATGCGCGAACCGGAAGTGACAAGCAAAAGGTGATTAAAAGGATTACACGAATCATTAGCAATGTACCTCATAAGAAGTTGTACCACTGGATACAAACACGCGGCAGCTAGAGAAAACAGTCACATCAAACCCCATCGAACGGAGTTCAACACTCGTTATGCGATTCCCCGATTTATCCAACTCAAAAGACGGCAGTTGATTGGGCGGATTCCAAGCACTGACAATCCGATAACCGTTCAATAGGTCTTTCAGTTGGTCAGCGTCCTGTTTTTTTTCAACAATCTGAACCGTTGTTTCTGGTGTTTCTGGCATCAGCAACATAGACATGCCAAGCGTCAGCAAAGCGCCAAGAGCGAAGCAAAGAAAGCGTGAATATTTACGAGCGTGAATTTTAGTAAGTCTCATAATATTCCTTAAATTGTAAGGGACAGCATAACGGCCGTGAGTGTAGTAGGGAGGCAAGACGCTATAAACACCGTCCTCATAATTAGAGCGGAACATCTGTTTAGTGTCGTAAGCCGTGTATAGGTCTTTACCAAAAAACACCCACTTATCAACTGTCAGAGAGTTTTGATTATCGCCATACTTAACAATGCCAATATGGAGCTTTGGAAAAGGTACGCGGCCTTGACCAAGCGTTAAAATCCATATGAGCGTAGATATAATAGGAACTGTCATTCTATCCAAACGACGGCAAAAAACAGTGTGTTCAGCAAGAGCAAGACGCGCTTGCTTATCAACGATAGAGATATCTTGAACGATAAAAATCACATCCCAACCGAGCTTACGAATATGCAAAAGGTGATCAATTAACTTTTGTCGATTCTTATCATTCCACGTTCTGGAGTTGAACCAGGTCCCGCATTCATCGAGAACAATTAGCCCGTCCTTTGTGACATCATAACTTTTATTAGCAGAGCCGAGCGCGGTCAAGTCCTCAACGACAGGCTTATCAGGGATACGATACAAGCGCGTATTTTTCTTTTTAGCGCCTAACATTTCTTTGAGGTTAATATCTAGGTTAGTCGCCACTGGAACGCCGCGCTGAAACGCCTCCCGTATCTTACCAACAGCGGTCAGAGTTTTACCGGAGCCAAGCTTACCCGTAACAAAATAAACGCTAGCCATTACGGAGCAATCCTTGTAACCGCGTACACTTGCCATTCCCACGCCCAACGCATAACACGAGCGCTTAAAATGGTACTTGCGCAAGGAACAGCAACGTCAGGAACAAAGAAGCCCCAAGCTTGTGATAGGAACGGAGGCACCAGAAAGTGCAAACCCGTGAGCATGGCATAAATGGCGTAACTGGTAGCCGTAGCCATACCTATAATCATTGTGACAATGGTTAGGTTAATAGCCATTTGCTTTGTAAATTTGAGAAAGAAGAACTCAAATACTTTAGTAGCAAGGCCACCAAGAAAAGCAGCAAGGGCAGGCAATGACAAAGCGCCACTGATACCGGATAAAATAGGAAGTAAAGCAATTGCCATTTATGCGTACCTCGTAGCTGATGGCTTACGGCCTATCGGTGTAATGCCATCTAATAAAATGTCTGTGAGCGTCATAAGCGTATACATGCCAATTAAGAAAGAAAGAATGAGCTTAATTTTTTCACTGACATAGCAGTCAATAGAATAAGTATTCCCGTTAGCCTCAAACGTCAAAGGGGAGCATGACTCATTAAAACCAAGCGCGTTTAAAAGAACGGCAGTTGCGTTATTCATGATTGATTCATTTTCATCATTTAAAGGGCTATCAATAACGGATTGTAAAGTTGATTCAATAAGACTTTCACCACCGGAAATAATACCGTCCACTTGATTATCCATTTGGCCGAAAGTATCACTAATAAATTCAGAACCTAAACCGTGAGGATACTGACAGTAATTATTATCCTCAGTAGGGTCGCATTGCTCGGGTAGCTTAGCGGCAAGTTCTCCAAGAGCATCAGTTAAAGCACCTGTTTGCTCGCCTAGAGCGCCCGTTAAAGCGCCAGTTTGAGCACCTAACGCGTCAGTAATACTAGAAGCACCCGCAGTAATAGCGCCCGTTTGCTGTAGGGCTAAATCCTTATTGGCTTGATATATCTCATAATCTTGATTCATTTGGTCAACAACGGATTTGCCTATAGCTGTATTCGTAGCGTTAAGATTTGATAATGAATTATTGATGCTAGTAAAGCCGTTATTTAAATCTGTGCTGAGAGCTTTGAAACCCTCGTTAGAATCTCTGTTAGCATTCTGAATAGCCTCTAATACAGCTTCATCTGTAGTGTCAGTTGGCGTGACATCGTCAGGTTCTGGCTTATCAAAACTGGGGCCGTCAGGGTTAGCAGTTGGACCCGAACCTGGATTAAATCCACCACTAGGAGGTGAAATATCATCAGTTGGATCTAAATCCTGCATACAGTCAGGCCAACCGGGAAAGCCAATTGCACATTTATCAGATTGGGTGCAGCGAGTCTCTAACGATTCAAGGAAATCAGAACACTGATGAGAGAAAATGCCACCCTCAGCCGCACATGATTGTTCAGCCGAAAACAGTGCATCATTAGTAGATTGCCGTTCACAAAAAGGAGGGATAAAACATTCATTTGTATCAGGGTTTAATTCTGATGGAGGCTCGCAAATGGGTTGAGAAATGCATTGATTGGTTGCAGGGTCAAAAACAGAACCAACGGGGCACTCATGAGGGGAGAACGTAACAGTAACTTGACTACCTGCGTAACCGTATGGAACAGTACAATTACTATCATTCCAATCATAAGGCCGATATGAAATCCAATTTGAGCCAGTTTTTGCACCGTAAACACCACGATAACGAGAGTTATGTGAATTTTTATTGCATTGATTAGCATAGGAAGTAATCCCATCAGCAACAGATGAATAAATATTGCCCTTTAGGGAGTCGATAACTAGCGCAAAGGATGAAGATGAGAAGCATGAGAAGAGGATAAAAAGAGTTAGTTTTTTCAC